TAAACCCATGAGTGGAAGTTATTAATGTGCCATTGAAACCCAGTTCTGCATACCCAGAATTAGCAGCATTATATAGACGGAATCCCGAATTTGTCCTAACGTCTAACCCCTCAGACTGCGACCTGCCAGACATTGAGAAAGTAGTACCGGATATTGAATTTGCCGATGTTATATTAGTCCCATCATACCCAAGCGTTCCATAACCTGTATTACCTGCGTTCCATAGCCTTAAACCTCCGTTTGTTTTAACATCTACCCCTGCGGTTGTAGTTAATGAACCAGCAATTGCAATAT